TCATCTGCTTTCCGTACACCACGTTGGTTACGTAGACAGGAACACCCTCATACTCGTAGTATGGAGGTGCTTCGGGTAGGACGGTTGCCCACACGACAACCTCATGCCCTGCCTGGATTAGAGCCTTACACATCGCATGGAGCATGGTTTCAGAGCCCGCATTGCGGTAGGGGATGTAGAAGTGTGGGAATACTGCAATCTTCATGGCGGTCCCTAAAAGATAGTGTGAGGGCTGGGACCCGCATAGTTCCCAATTAAGCTCCTTCGCAAGGAGCACCCTCAAACGATTAGCTACCAGATGGGTTGATTACCTTGGCAAACGCGTCAAGGTCGTTGACCACCCAACCAAAGGTGCACTCAACAAGCAGCGCAACCTGGTTAGTCTGCCACATTGAGATGGTGTTGGTGCCATCAGTCAGCGTGACCTGGTCAGAGATCTTGTAGCGAATGTTGTCCGCAAAGCCCCACGCGAGCTGCTGGAATTCTCCACCAATCATCTGAGTAGTGGTCGCAGTAGCCGCACCAAGGTCACCACGTACAGCCTTACCATACTGGGCCTGGAAGCCAAGGATGTTTCCGACAGTACCATTCAGTGATAGGCCAAGCGGGTTGACAAGGTTACCATTAACATCACGCTCGGCACCCTCCTGGATCAGGCGAGGACGGAAGCGGGTGTCTACAGCCCAACCATCAAAGTCAAAGTCATCCGCAGTTACAAGTGAGTAAGCCGCGATCAGCTCGTCGTAAAGGTTGTTCGTAGTAACAGTGTCAGTGTTGACAATCTTGGTAGTGTTGTTCAGGACGTTGTCCGCAGAAATACCCTGAAGAGCGCCACCAGTGAGAGGCTGCTTACCGTGGAATACGGCTAGGTCAATACCACGACCAATAGCGAAACCAAGGTCAGACTGAAGCTGAGAGTAGAAGCCCTGTGGGTTGGTGCGGGCAAATTCCTCAGACACAGTAACAATGGTCGCAAGCTTGATCGGCTGCATAACCTTGCTGTCCCACGCCACACCACTCAGTGGCTTAGTGCCACCTTCACGCTGTGCGTTGGTAGTACCAGTACCTACCTGGCCCACCTCAGGACGCTTGACGTTGACCGGAATAACAGTCTCGCCAAACGACACAGGGATTCGACGGCCCAGACGAAGGACAAGAGAGTTCTCCTGCGCCTTGGCAAACATTTCAGACGTAATCGTCTTGGGAAGGAGGTCATCAGGTACATACGCAAGACGTCCCTGGTGGTCGTTCGTAGTATTCGGTTCTAGCTCATTGAGAAAAGCCATTAGTTGGTGTTCCTTACTTGTTGGTTAGCCTCGACTTGAAAAGTGCTGCGAAAGCATCTTCTGGAGTAGACTCAGACTTGCCATTGAATCCAGCGGTGTGGTCAACAGCCTTCTGTCCCTTACCCGTGCCAAACATGCCCTTGAGCTTGTCGGCGTGCTCCTTGTACTCCTCCTTGGTAGAACCCTTGAGAAGCGCAGCAAACTCGACAGCCGTATCACCTGGAACACCGGCTTCGAGAGCAGCAACCAGACGGGTGTAGTCAGTGGCTGCTGTATCACGTTCTGCCACGATGGCAGACTTTTCGTCTGACAAGGCCTTGATCTGGTCATTAAACGACGCAGTCACCTCAGCCTTAGCCGCTTCTGCGGCCTGATTAGCCTTTACACGAGACTTTGCAGCCTCCGCGTTTGCCTCTGAAATAGCCTTACGGCCCCACTCTGGAAGCTCGTTCAGATCGTTCTTTGGCTCTGGCTGAACCTCAGCCTCAGTCTTGTTCTCGTCAGACATGTATCCTCCTGGGATGTTGTTTAAGAACCAGTCACCTGGACTGGTAGTTATGCGGCTGCTGCAAACTCGGCAGGGTTAATGTCCCCCCGCTCAATTGCACGCCGGAATGCGTTAAGCTTGTCGTTCTTGGTAAACCTGGCACCAGAAAAACCCTTGGTATAGTCCTTCCAGATTTGTTCCATGCGCAGGTAGTCTTCTCGACCTTCCCAGTCATTCTCATCGAATACCGCAACCACCTTGCAGTCACAGCCTGGGTGCCATCTGGTCATAAG